TTTCCTCTTCATGTTCTATAGCTTTATTTTTTATAGAATTTCCGTCATCGTCTATAAATCCATCTAAATTTGTTTGTATAGGTATAAAATAACCACACTGACTCCCCATAGACCCTTCATCCCATATATTATCATAATCCATACAATCATATGCTGCTGGGTTATAAAATATTTCTTCCATTGCTTCAAAATCAGATCCTTCTGTTCCACCTGTTCCAAATGCGACCATCATTCCTAATGTTTTTGCTCCTTGCCTCATTGTAGGCATTGTAACCTCCCAAGCTTTTAGTAGGCCAGGGAATGAACCAGCTTCTTCAAAGAAAACTAGCTCACCTGCCTTACCCCTTACCTTATCTGGATTATCTTTTAACGATACCCCCATTATTTGAGACTTCATCCCCATCTCAATTTCTAATCCGTTAACTTTCTTTTTATACCCAGACATTTTGTGCATTTCCCTATCTTTTAATCTAGGTTGAGACCATGCTGTGTGATCATCTATAAATGCTAAGAAATCCCAAGCTTTAGACAATAACCCATCACCAATTAAGAATTCTTTTGATGCTGCAAATACAAAGTTTTTTGAATTTTTAATAAAAAAGTAATTACGGGCTAACATTGCCCCAGCTTTGTACGAATACCCCTTACGCCTAGCTTTTAAAACAATCATATGTTTATTGCTTGCTCTAGCCTTATCTATTTCATGAAAATATTCGTGATCTCCGTCATAAAACGCAGGAAATGTACGCTCACGACGAGCTTGCATAGTTCCGTCTGGAAGTTCTTCATCTATCGCTCTATCTATAGGACAATAGTTTAAATAAAAGTAATGAAACCCAGTAATGTGTAACTCATCTATTTTATAACCGTATGTGCACCGGTTTTTTTCCTCGTCCCAAAAATCATAGTAATCTTTAGTCCCTGGTAAAGCAGATGTGTAATACCCTTTGTCTAAAAAAGTTAAGGCTGCTGGTCTTCCTCTGTTTGTTCCTTTAAGCATTGCTTTTTAATCTTTACTAGTATTGCACATTTTTCGTATTCCTCATAATTAGTAAAATGCTCGATTAACATATCTAACACATCTTCTGATCTTCCATCTTCAAACGTAGGGTCAAATGGCAAAGGGTAATCTTCATTTAAAAATTCTATGTGCGAGTATAATTCTTCTAACGTTTTTCTTTGAGTAATAAATTCAAAAGCGTTATTCATAGCTAGATTATATAATGCTAATTCTTCTAAAAAATCCATTACATACTATATTTATTTACTTCAATACCACCTCTATTAGTATTAGCGGCTTGCTCTTCTTTTTTTACTATTTCTTCTAGTCTAGACAACCCATCTACTACCTTCCCCATGTTAGATAAATTAGCAATTAAATCTTTTGCGTGAAATATAGGTTTACCGTTGTCATCCATCATTTGTAAATCTATATTTCTAAAATATTTTTCTAATTTAATAATAGACTCTCTAGCAGCTTTTAATAATCGTACTGCTGAGGTTTCTATTAATTTATCATAAGCTTTACAGCCCCCTAAAACCTTTGCAGAAGGCTCCCATTTTTTATCTCCAAAAATACTAGTCTTTACTTCTTTTAATCTTTGCTCCCATTCGTACACAGAAAATGGTGATCTATGATCTACCATAAAATATATATAAGCTAGCTCATCTACTTTTAATCCTTTAAATTCTTTTATAGATAATGCATACGGACTTAATGCTCCTTTATTATTATGAATTTGTATTAAGTCCATTTGTTTTATTTTTGTTTTTTCTTTGCATTCTTTGATAGCTTTTTAATATACTCTAACCTTTTACTTTTAACAGTAAACTTACCAAAGTATGGGAGACGCACTGTTTCAAATTTACCCTTTTTCATTGTTTGAGTTACAAACTTAAATTGGTACTCTACAATTTCTTTAACTTTGCTTAAAGGTAAATTATATTTTGTAGCTAAGTGATGTATTATAGCTTCTTTATTTTTCTGCATCTGATTCCCATTTTTTTAATGGGCATTCAGAAGTAGACATTCTAGCCTTTAGTTCCATCTTACACCCGCACTGATTACATCTATCTTTTGGCTCATTATAACTATCACACGTATGACACAAGGTTAATCTCCCCATATATTCTTTAGGGGTTACAATTTTAGCACCTTGAGCTATCCAACCTGTAAATGATTTTGCAAAATTTACAATTTGAGTTTTTAAAGGTGGGGGCGTTACTTCGTTATTACCCCCTGGGGTGTCTCCAGTATATATCTTTTTATTTTCTTGTTTTTTCATATGACTTCCATATTATATTTTACATCCATATACAAGTACTTGCCTTCGCTGTCTTGTACTACAACTATATAGTAAATACTATGCTCAAATGTGCTTATAACATAATTATAATCTTCTAAACTCAATTTCAATAATATTTGTATCCGTATCTAAAAGATTATTTAGTATGTAATTACTCCCTTCTTTTTTAAACACTTTTTTATCTTTAAATTTTTTAATATAGTTATTTAAAGTGTTATGATCTTTTATTCCCACTATCTCTGCTACTAATTTTTTATTGCCTACTGAACATAAACTTTTATTATTAGTTTTTGCGTTAGTGTCAATAAACGCAGCTAGAATCTCAAGTTCTTTATTAGTTAAATCAAAAATACCATTCCAAACCTGTAAAAATTTGTAAGTACTATTTATGTTAACTGTTATTTTTTTCTTTTTCATTATATAATTACAATTGGTCTTTAAACTTTATCTTAGCATGTCCTGCTTCTAATAATATTTCAGAAGTTCTAGATTGTTTATTAAATTCTTGGACAAAAGGTTCTATATCTACGCGAGTGCATAGGTATGATAAAAAAACTTGCAATTCTTTAGCTGCTTTTTTGACATTGTTAATGCGGTCATCTGCATTTGTCTTTACATCTACAAGGTTTTGGAAATCTTTAAGGGTTATGCTAACTGTACCGTCTACCACTTACCTAAAATCTGGTGTTCAGACACTAGTAAATAATTACTCCCATCAATTGTAGCTTTTATAGCTTCTGTTCTTGGGTCAATCATTACAGTATCTCCTGCTTTTGCAAAGTGACATTGTTCTCCTGCAGCTATTACTTCTAAAATGTTAGTGTTCCTAGCATTTTCTTTAGCTGTTTCTTCATCTAAAAGAATACCTGATTTAGTTTCTGTTATTATTGGGTCTGGAACTAATATCCAGCTTGCATGTGGCTTAAATTTCATAATCTATATTTTGTTGATTAAAAGCAAAGATATAAATTATTCTTTTATATTACCAAATGTTTTAAGATATTTTTATATGGGACTATAACTTAGACACAGTTTTCCCCCTTGGAATTTTAATTTCAAACTTGGATTTAACTTTAGTAGTGCTTCTCGTTAAGAGACCAAAGGATAGTAAAACTGGTGTTAATTCACCGCACATACCTGTGTGCAATCTACCCTACCTAAAGCTTATACGCTCGTTCTTTTGTAACTACCGGAGAAAACTCTAACCCTTATTTAGGGTCTACAATCCGATGTCTTTTCCCTTTTTTGGTTACCGAGGGATGAAATTGTTACGGTGCAAAGATATAAAACTTTTGAATAAAAATAAAATAACTAAAATTTTTTTTGGGTTTTCTTTGTGAATGTGAGAAGGTATTTAGAACAACACCCCGTCTAGTGATAGGGTTTACACGTACCCCCTATCTTGTCTCAAAGAGAGTTAAAGATAATTTTATTACATAAAATCATTTTCTTATGGCATTAAAAAAAGCCACAAAAGATTTCTCTGTTTCACAACAGAAAATCTACGAGTCCGGATGGCTCGTTAAGCAAACCATCACTACCCAAAAGGGTAGCACTGATGCAGTTATCTCGAAGATACTTCTCGATACCAGTGCATTCGAGGATAAGGACGCTGAATACCGCGACCTAATCTCTTCTGGCAGTCTTAACCTCATTAACTCTTCGAGTTAATTTGGTTGGGGCTTTGCCCTTTTTTTTGATATATGGGGTGGGGCGGATAGCCTTAGGTTGGGGTAGTAATACCTTCACTGTCTATCGTTGTGAGTGTGGCTTGGTGGTCACATTCACACCATTTCACCATATATCACCAGTTAACTAGATTAATAACATTATAAAGTATAACACAAATGAACGATTTAAACGCAAATACAAAAGGCAAAGTTCTTATACCAACAAATAGAAAAGATTATCCATTTCTTATAAAATTAAATGATGATAATTATTTGTTAGTTGATAAAGATGGTAAATTAACTGGTGATGGTTTTTATAAAAGAGAATTAAGTGAATACTGTCCTTTAGCAGAATTATAAATTTTGAGTTCAGGGGAGATAACTTCAAACCTGTAATTATTTCAATAGACTAATATACTCTCATCCAATTGCAGGTGATACACATTGAGTGGTATCAAATAGCGGAATGCATAAGTCAAGGGTTGCAACCTTGTGAGAGTACAAATTTTTACCATAACACTATTGCTTAATCAGCAGTGAGTAACCCTTTGACAAAGGTTATGAAGTGTTTAGTCGCTTTATCTAGTGCAACATAACTTAATTGATTGTTAAGTGACATTGTTGTACTGGATAATTTTATTAACTAATAGGTATAGCATTAAGACCTTAACAATGTTAGCAAGGATGTTGCGATGTTTACCTGGTTCATATAACCAGCAAGCAGGGTAACAAAAAGCCTGCATTTTAATTAATCAAATCATTAACTAAATAAAAACACAAATGAAAACTTTTAAAGATTTAATATTTAAAGAGCATTCAATATCTACTATAGAAAAAGATGCAAAGCAAGCTGTATTAGAGTTTGATAATGGACGTGGTATTTCTGTAATTACAGGAGGTAAGTTTTTTCATACTAGTGAGGCTAGTCCTTACGAAGTTGGCTTCCTTAGAAAAGATGGTAGCTTAGGAGTTGTTAATATTCTTAGTACTACTAATGTACTTCTAAATGAAAACTCTGATTATAATGACGTTGAAGGTTATTGTACTGAAGAAAATGTAAATCTTATTATGAAACATATACAAAATATATAAAAATGAATAGATTAACAATAGGTATGGTTCTTAATGCAGTTGCATTAGGAGCCTCTGTAATTTTAACATTACTATCAATGAGCTTAGGTAATGAAATACTAATAATATTCTCTCTTGTAACATCATTAATACTAGCAGTATTATTGACTACATGGAAAGAAAAGAAAAAAGTATATAAAAAAGATGATTATGATTATGATTATGATGAGGATCTTATGGAACGTGAGCATTTAGAAAAAGATCACTTAGACGTAGAACCATTCGAAGGTTATGAAGAGAAACCAGAAACTCTTGGCGATCTTCCAGTCCTTAAAGAATTAAATAAACAATTAAAAAACCAAAAATAATTCAAATGAAAAAAGAAAATAACGACGAATCATTTAATTTTATATTATTAGTCATAATATTAACAGCAGCATCAGCTGCAGGAGTATTACTTTAAAAATTGTAAAAATGAAAAAAGCTATATTAAAAGAACCAAGAATATTACTGATAGCAATAGCAGCAGTAATGTTCGTAATAACATCACTATCTAGTTGCTCTGTGAGAACACACACTACTGCTGACGGTCAACGTTGGAAATCAGCAGGTAAAAATCATCATTATCAAAGTAAGAATGGTGTAGTAACTAGAGAAAGAGGTGTACCAAATTGTGTTAAAAATTGGTCAGAATGATAAAAGAAACAGAAGAGACTGTTGTAATGAGTGTGAAAGAAATAAACGCACTCTTACAACAAG